TGGGCTTTTTCTTGCCTTTTTTAGCCCGTTTAAACTTTTTAGGGGCGTCAGCCTTACTTTTCAATGAACCCTTAATTTTGATGAACTTTTGTTCGTCATTGGACCATATTCTTATTGGTTTTGGTAATCGTTTAGGGTGTAATTCAAAAACATAATCACCATCCTGTCCAGTACATAATTGAGCATGAACTGATTCAATAAAAGGCCCTTGTGTAAATTCTCCTTTTTTTGCTTGGTCTTTTGTTCCTATTGCATAAGCAATTAAATCAGCATCGTCAGCTTCATTAATGAGTTCATCTATACTGTAATTAGGCAAAGGACCAATCCATGCCAGAACAATACGATCAGAACGACACCATTTATTATCCTTGAACTCCTTTATCTGAATAGGGGCAATGGGTATTGTTGACCATGCTGAAAGTTCCTCTTTTGGTGGTTGTATCCAACAAAGGTAATTCCCATTTAAAGTAGGATTACCGAAACGGACATACTTCTTTAGTATTTCACCCGGTATTCTCATTTTGGCATTTTAACTCCTTCAGAATAAGCATATTCAACAGCATCACTTATCCATTTTTTTAAATCTTGATGTCTATTTTCAAATTGTTTTTTATTTCCATAATACCAACCTTCTCTTTCCCTATTTTCAATATAAGAATAAAGTTGATTTAAATGAGCTGGACGTAATCCTTTTAAATCCAATGACTTAAACATAGTTGCCATTAGAATTTACTCCCCCTGTCAAGTTTTAATGTTTCTTCAATTTTGTCCCAACACTTTTGAGTACTTTCAAATAGCTTTATTTTTAGGTTCCCCTTTCTTTCAATTCTTTTTATCATTTCAGGTTTTGTTTTTTCAATACTTAGTTCAGGGGCAATAATTGTTTGTTTTTTCTTTTTCCAAAAATTATTCTTTACGAGAAAGTCAATACAAGAACCTATGTCATCTATTCCGTAATCATAAAAAATAACAAAGTCCGGTTCACGCCTTTTGCCGGTATATTTATTCTTACCAAACTTAACTCTTGTATTAACCCCTATTTCATATTTAACCCCTTTGACCTCCTTTTTGATACTTCCTGTATATGTAATCCAAGATTCAATACTACTGAAAAACTTTAATGCTTTTCCTCCAGCCCTGTACTTAGTTTGAAACCCCATACCACTAAGGTTATCTCTTGTTTGGGAAATAATGTTCAAGAATGATTTAGTCTTTGCTAATTCATTTGTTATTTCCCTAAACATTCTGGATGCTGTTTTTTGTTTAGATGCCGCAAATGTCCCTTTTGTTTGTTGTCCTTTCTTTCTTTTTTCTCTATTATCACTTGATTTGTTTTTTTCATCTTCGGAATCAATAGCGTCAAAGGAGTCTTGTAAATAAATAAATGGTCTGCCATCTTCAATAGCGTTCCAAATATTTATTTCAAATTCTTCTATCGTTGTACTAAACTTGGTACTGTCTTCTGGATCAGGGCCTTCAAGTGCATCAACAAACTCTTGCCCAAACAATTTAACCATATTGAAAGAGTTTGCGTATTCTGAATCATCATATATAAGGCGGTATTGAGAAAGATCAGGCATTGGATAATCTTTCCACCTTCCACTTTTGCCCATATAAAACGCTTCAGCTAATCCACTTAATCCAAGGAAAGATTTACCTGATCCAGAATCACCAACCGTATTAACCATAGTACCGGCTTTATAACCCCCGTACCAGCGATCAGAACACGCCAAATTCATCATTATAGATCCACTTGGTATCCATAGCCCAGGTTGTTCTTTTTCTTTCTTAGAAGCCCGTCTTTTTTGTTTCCTTAAAGACTTGGCAGATTTATCATCTTTTTTCCGTTTGCGTATTATCATATAAGCACCTAAAGCCTCCTAAAACTGAGCCTGTTCAATGTAATCCAAAACGTAATTCGCATAGAATTTTGGTATGTGTTTATATAGCTCCTTTTTTAATTGTTTTTTGTAAGGTTCCCATAGTTTCTTTTTTCGGTAATGATACTGTATTCCTTCTTCTATATCGTTAGATTCAACATACTCGATCCAGTAATCAAGATGTTTTTTACAAATCCCTTCCATCATTTGTTTCTCTGTAGGAAATTCTTTGGATTTGTTTTGCACTAATTCAGTAATCAAATCGGTCTTGCTTATCCCTGTATAAACGCAAAAGAGAGAAGCAAGATCGACAAGTTTTCTATCAAGGTATCCACCCATCAATTTATGTTTAGCATGAAAGGTATCCCCGAAAGGTTTTTTGTTTTTAGAAGCATGAGGAAATAACATCCCTATGTCTTCTTTCTTGTCGATCTTGCGCCTCATTTAGTCCTCGTTCTCAAATGCTTCTAAGCATTGTTCATACAGTTCACATTCTTCATCATCACATTCTTCGTGATCTTCAAACTCTACCCCGAATTGGTACGCAAAAGGACACTTTAATGCTTTTTTCATACTCTTTGATTTCCCTTTTTGTTTTTCCTTTCTTTCTTTCTTTGTACTCACTTTACTCGCTTTATCCTTTTTACCTTTTTTCTTTTTGGTTTTGATGGGTTTCTTAATACCAAGTTCTTCCGCAATAAAATCCCTTAGTTCATCTTCATCAGCATCCTCCGCTTCATCTTCGTCAATATCAAGTTCTTCGTGTTCAATAACTTCAAGGAGTTCATCATGATCCATTTCAAGGAGATCATCCCAAGTGATATCATAATCAGGATCATCGTCTCCGTCATCATCAGGTTCTTCCGGTTCATCTTTTTTGGTTCGTTTCTTTTTTGCTTTCTTATCCTTTGGTTCATCTGATTCGTCATCGTCATCTTCTGGATCAGCGCCGTAAAACAACTTTTCCATCTTTTCAGAAGTAGGCCAAGTAATCAAATCATCAAGACAAGGGACTTCATCAAGAATGGATTCATCGTAATCCTCTTTTCTTTCAATGAAGTTTACTTTAGATGCTTTAGCGAATTTGATTTTACCAAATGAATCCTCTTTAAAACGGACTTCAATAGAATATCCGTCTACGAGACAGGCAAAGTCTTCGTATTCCTCTGGCAAATCATCCAGTTCTTCCTCAAGGATTTCCATAAAACAATAATCAGAAATATCCATAATCATGATATTTCCTTTTTCCGGTCCTTTCAGCATTTTGATTGCAAAAAGTGTCCTGGCACTGGAGTTCAAGGGTTTTGCTTCGTCATCATCTCTATCAGGGTCATTATATATTTCAGACCTTTCATCACACATACAACAAGCCCGTCCTACACTTTTAGGACAAACAACCAACAAATCGTTTGGTCCTACATTCTTATGGAGTCTGAAAGGCAAACACCAAAACAATCCATCTTCATTGATTGCTTCGGAGGCGGGGTGCAATTCAGGATTCTTTACAACATAAGGCAAAATATCAAATGTATATTTTTTACCTCCTTTAGGTTTAAAAAACTCAATTCCATCAGGAAGTGCATTCAGATAATTTGATCCACCTGAGCTTTTATTCTTTCTCCATTCTCTACTTTTTTTACCAAAACGTGCTTTTTTCTTACCAGCTTTTTTTCTTGCCATGTTTAAGCTCCTTTCTTTTCATTGTATTGTTTTTTTGCTTGTTGATATTCTTGTCTTTTCGGATCAGCTATGATTTGATTAGTTTTTGTATTGACTTTATATTTCCGAAATTTGGGGCTATAATCGCCATATATTTGTCGTTTAATTTCTTTTGCTATTCTACCATTCATTTAGAACCCCTTTTCAGTTTTTTACCTATCCTTTTGTTTCTTTTGTTATTTGCATCCCACTCCTTTCTTTCTTTTTGTAAGTTTCTTGGAATCCTTGGTCCAGCAAAATATTCTTCACTGAATAAACGTACAAGGTTCTCCAACATTTTTGTTCTTGTAAAATGAATAGCATCTTTCATGTCACTTAGAACATTATACCTATCCTCCTTTTCTATAAAGTCTTCTTTTGCTGCTTTATAATCTTTATGTGTCCTGTAATACGATTCTACTTGAGCTGCTGTTGGTGGCTTACCGTCATCCCTTCCTATTGTTTTTTCTGGATCATCAAAACAATCCCTGGTTAATTCAGATCTGACTGTTTTGACTTCTTCATGAGCCCAATCTCTATCCTTTCTTGCTTCTGAAACAGCTTTAATATACTTAGCCTCTAAATCTACTTGATTCAAGAGTTCTACATCTAAAGCCCCTTCATCAATTTTCATATCTTTTGCAAAGTCTATTTTAGACATTAATAAACCTCCAATCCTTGGGTTATGGCATAGCAACAAAATACTATGCCACTAAAACCAGAATCATATGTACTCTTGTCGTAAAACCACGACATAACATAACCGGGGTCATTTTGGAACTTGAAACCCCATCCATCCAATAAAGCGGAACTCATCATACCAAGTACCGCCCTGCGGATAGTCTCTGGTTGTTCCTTTTTTAGTTTTTTCAATTCAGCACTTACTTTTTTCCAAGGACTCTTTTTTAATAAAAGGTAGCATAACTCCTTAACTTGTCCTTCATCTAAAGAATCTTCTTTAGCGCATTTAAGTTGTTGTTCTTCCTCTTCCAGAACAATAACCTTTTCAAGTACAGTTAATGCTTTCCTTGGTCTACCTTGAGCTGATTGTATTATTTCATCTATCACCTCCTGTTTAAGTATTTTCTTTTCTTTTTTAAGAGTACGGACTAAAAGTTTATCCATTTCATCATCGTCTAATGTATTCAAATGAAATGACGTACACCTGCTCCTTATCGTACCTAAAAGCATTTCAGGGTTGGTTGTGCATAAAATAAAATACAAATGGTCTGGGGCTTCTTCCAGTGCTTTTAGTAATGCGTTTTGAGCGTCTTTGGATAATTGGTGGCACTCATCAAAAAGGTAACAACGTGCATCAGAATTTAATGGTTTATATTCCATCTTTTTTCTGATTTCCCTTATCGTATCTATTCCCCTGAAAGATGAAGTATCCAGTTCAACAAAATCCAATCCTTTGCTCTTTAACATCTTGGCAATGATTCTACCTAAAGTGGTTTTCCCAACCCCACTTTCACCACTTAATAAAATAGCATGGGGAAAGGATTCCATATTCCTGATGCTTTGGATAGTATCGGTATTCCCTATCATTGTTTTTAGGGACTTAGGTCGGTATTTTTTATATAGTTCCATTTATTCCATCACTTTAGTATTAGTAACTATTAAAAGTGCTTGGTCTTTTGTAAATCCTGCTTCAATTAAAGCATCGTATTTTGCTTTTCTTAATTTAGCAAATGCTTGTATTAATTTAATACTGTTTTGCATATTTTCTACTATGTGATTAATTGCATTAGAGTATTGTGTTTTTT